GCCCTCATAATAATCACAACCACAAGATTCACGAAAAGGGCCATCAATAAATGATTTACCCTTATTTACACTGAAGCCTAACGCTGTTAGAGCGTTAATTACTTCAGGCGTGATTTCTTTGGCGACTATTAAGTCATCACCAAACACGGAATAAGATCGCTTAGCTTTCTTATTCTCGAGACACCACTTCTGTGATACATATTCGATTACCGCAGCGAAGATTAAACATTCAACAGGAAAGCACAATGCACTCCCCATTGGTGCGAATTTTCTTAATGCGATAACATTACCGTTAGGCAACTTGGTTTTTGATGACCTAGTTGCGTACATCCACTTTAATAGTGGTGTTCGGTTGAATATGGCCTTAACGATTCGCCAAGAGACAGAATCCGAAGCAGCTGACAAGTCTATAGTACTCATAGAGTTATCTATAGAAGCTTGCTTTGCCATTTCTTGGTTCTGACTTTGGTCTCTAAGCTTAACCCTCAATCCTAAATAAGGATGGTGGTCTATGAAGTCATATAGCTTCTTCATTACTCCTTGTTGGAAGTATTGAAGTGTTACAGGCTCCATACTAATTGTTCTGAGCTTAGAGTACGTCTTAGGTACAAATACTGTACGCGAAACGCGACACAATTCTGTCCTTTGACCGACTGGATAGTAATCATCTAATTTAGTTCCAAGTACTACTTTTAAGTAGATATCGGATCCTAAATTTTTGTATTTTTCATACAAAGATAACTTCCCTTCGGCGACGGAACCACTGCCGTGTGATGGGACTAAATTACTTAAGTCCAATTCTCTTAACCAGCATCTCATAATCTGATTTACACCAGATAACAATGGACCGATTGAAGAGACATCTAAGGCAGCTAGTTTGTCTTCGCATTCTAAGTAAGCAGTAATAGCTTGCTCTTCTAATCCAATGGATTCTAAGTGCAATTTTTTACCGTATCTTAGAAATTGTAAAATCAAACTAAGGCTAGCCGCTTTAACATCTGGGCAACTAAACATTGACACTAAAAGAGGATTAATTGGCATTAACAAATGCTCAATTAAACTTTTATGCAATGGATGCTGTTTAATAAGGTGATCTTTAAAGTCACCGTATGAAACTGTACTAATCCCAATTAAGAGATTAGAAGCATCTATACAGATATTAAGGATATCAACGATATCATAGTTGAATAAAGCGAATCGAAAACCTTCG